AATAAAGTCAATGCAAAAAATATCCCTGCACTATATAAGAATAGTGCAGGGATATTAGTTAATTATTAATAATTTTAAAGAGGTATTCCTACTTGTCCACCAATGGTTACTGTACTTGTAGATGAAGAGCTGCCTCCTCCACCACGTTGATTAGAAATTTGCACCGTAAAAACACGTTCATATTCAGCACCGTAACTAGCTGCTATTCCTAATTTTGCATTATGACTAATTATGTCATTAGCTACATAAGTATGTGCATTTTCAATTTCCATACTTATAACAGGGCCTTCTCCAACTAGCTCAATACTAACTATTTCTTTCATACCATTACTATGGCTAACCACACAATCTCCTGGTTTTAAATCCGATATTTGCAACCATAAATCTTTACCCATATAGATCTTGTGAGAATCAGAAACTAATAATGTTGTACTATCGTTAAAAGTTAATAAAACTTTTGGCTTTGTAGTAGCCTGAATGTTTGCAACAGTATAGTAACCCCACATTTTAGTAAACTCATGCATTGTGTAGATACTATCTCCTGCTACTAAATCACCAGCTAATTTTGTAGTACCATCTTCATCTATAAGTATAGGTGTTTGTGGATCTACGCAACGATAGCCTTCAGCAGCTGCAAAAAAGCTTACCATACTACTTAGTGGTGTCCAATCTGTATCGCCATTATAAGTACCGCCACCACCTAAAAACATAGTTTGCGTACTAGTAATTCTAACATAATAGTTATTTCCTATATCTTTTGTAATAGGATCAAACCACTTACCGTTGTAGCTTGTACCATTAGTTTCCCTGGCAAACCAGGATCCGTCTGGAAGTAAGCTAACGCCTGCACCACCTTGACTAGTAGCATAGGTAGCTACTGAATAAAAGTTTTGACCATTTAGGTCCCCGCCGGCTAAAGCACTACCGCCAGCTGCAATTGTGGAACTAAGTCCTGGAGTTTTTGAGGTATCGTTTACTGTAACTGGTCCAACGGCACTAGTTAATAATTCTGCTCCACTTAAATTGTAAAGCATTACCTTAAATGTTTTTGCTGTAGGATTATCTAAACTATCTAATTTTACATCAATAGTAAATGTTCCTGCCCCAGTACTATTAGCCACAGCAACTGTACCACTTGCAGTAAAATGCGTACCTATACTACCAGTATAAGCACTAGGAACATCTACTAACGCCCAACGAAGTGTTTCACCTATAGCTCTAGGATTAGTTGCGGTAATTGTACCGGTTACTACCTGACCTTCATCTACTGTAGTAGGGCTTAGTGATAAGCTATAAACTGGACCTTTGCTGGTATCATTTACTGTAATAGTATTACTAGTAGCTACTACTAAACCATTTCGTTTAATTTCTATCTTGAATTGTTTTTGCTTACCCGTTGGAGTAGTAGTTTCATCTGCCACTGGTTTTACTTTAAACGTTCCTTTAGGGCTGGTACTATTGTCTAATGTTACTCCTCCTGATACACCATATGCAGTAGTAGTATCATAGTGAAACGGTTGACTAACATCGCCAACATGTACTAGTGACCATTGTAAAGAACTACCTTTTTCAAGTCCTGTGGTAGTAATTTCAAAAGTTGCTTCTGCACCTTCATCGACACTACTAGGTTGAGTAGAAAATGTTACTGTACTAGGAGTGCTTTGACCTAAGAAATTAATTATAGCCATACTACCGGCATGAACCCAGTTTGCATTTGGTAGTGTAGGCGCTTTAATCTTAAAGCTATAGCTACCGCCAGGGCTTGGCACAGTAAATATTACTCTGTTTACTGTGCTTAGTCCAGTGTCGTATTTAACTGCCTCTACTTTTGTTTTTGTAATTTCATCACTGGTTAGAGTTACCGCACCACCGCTACTGCTAACGGCTGTGCCGCTTACTGTTGCACTGGTGCCGCTAGCGGTAGCGGTAATACTACCTGTTACATTTCCCATTTTTTACCTTTTACCTATTAAAATCATATTATGGTCCACCACCACTGCCACCACCACTAGATTCTGGAGCAGTAAGATCAAAGCTAACACTTATACTTGGATTTGTTATACTAACTGTTGGTTGTGTTACCGTTAATGTGGGTTGTGTACTAATTGTACCCGCCTTATTTGCAACCTTAATTTCTAGTTTGGTAGAGTCAACAGTTTTCTTCCAAAATCCAGCACCTGTTACAGTAGCACCGCTAACTCCAGTCACTTCGGCTACAATAGTAGCGGTTTCTTCTTTAACACTGTCACTGCCTAAGTATTCATCTACCCTGCCAAATGTGCTAGTAAGTATCATTTCATAATCGCCAGGCGGTAGATCGATCATACGACTCATTTCACTAGTGTTTAGTGTAGGAGATGCAATAGTCCAAGTACTTACAGCCTTGCCTCGTAAACTACCAATATCTATATTGTTAACGCTAATAGCTCCGGCACTTATTAGGTCTGCACTGATAGTTCCACCTTTTATCTTACCTGCTTCTAAATAAGCTATGTTAGCGCTACTAATTGCGGCCGTAGTTATTTTTGCATTAGTAATACTAGCATCTTTTATAAACGCTGCGTCCATATATACGCCAGGTCTAACTCCTGCGCTAATACCTGTTTCAACTATAAATGGAAACATACTACTAACTGGAGCTGAAACCCAACCTGTTTTGGTAGTATCAATTACTTCTAGTCTGTTATCAATTACTGCTCCGCCGGTAGGGTCTAAGTTATAGGTTCCGCCGTCCTTTTTAAGATTGCTTTTAAGCGCTACATTATAATACATAACTTTAGGCTTAATTCCAGTAACTACTGGATTACCACCTTTTTCCAAACTTAGTGTAAATTCGCTACCAGTTACATCAGTTATATAATAAAATGTACCTTTATCATCATAATCAGGATTCATTTTATAAGTTGGATTATTTCCTGCACCAGAGTCGCTGCTAGTAGGTAGTCGTTCAGCACCATAAATATATAGAGTTTTTCCTACAGCAAAAGTAGCACCAGATCCAGTAAAAGTCCCTATCTTTTTAGGATTTTTTGTGGCAAAACTAGTAACTAAATTTGGTGTATATGCTTTTATACATAAGTAATAAACATTACTACTTTTATCATATACATAGTCATTTACAGCATATGAATTACTAACAGACCAAGTGCCTCGATCAACATAAGTTGCTCCACTAAATATTAGTTTATCTAGCTGTGTTTTGGTTTTTAGTTCCCAGTACCAATAATTTGCATCACTTTCAAATACTATAGGATTATGTGTATCTGGTTTATAAGTATTATAATATACTGTAGGTCCAAATATAACGCCTTCATTATCTCCAGCAGTGCCAGTATTAATCCAACGCTTACCGTGGTATAAATCTGTAGTTGGTTGAGTATCACTTTGTATAGCAGGTCCGCTAATCCAAAATCTATCTGCAACTACGCCAAACTCACTAAAAGGTCGTCCATCACTAAGCAATCCTGTTGGAGTGCCATCAGATTTATAACCTATAGATCTATTAGTATTAGTTAGTCCAAACCCTGCTACATGACCACCATTATCAATTTTTACAGTATATTGTCCAGCAGTTATATCAACCTCAGGAACTCTGTCTGTTCTAGCTAATCTTTTTTGTAGGCCAGTAAATAACTGTCCTTCAGTTATTTGATCAGCAAGCATATCTAGAAACTTTTGTACATTGATACCTGTTTCTACCATTACAGGGCCTTGAGCATTTGCACTTAAATTTCCTGCTTTATTTCTATATTTAAAGAAAAGTGCATATACAGTACCAGGATCTGCTGGTAATGTAAAAACAGTCTTTTCTTCAAATTCACCTAGTATTTGGTCCTGTACTTGACTAAATGTAACGGTTTGTAGTAGTGAATTTACAACTTTACCATATACTACAGTTGACTTATGTGTGCTACTTGCAGTATTTTTAAGTGTAGTTTGAGTACTTGGATTATAGTCACCACCACCATAGTCCGTTGATTGAGTTGTACCTGGAATACTAGGTGGTGTTGGTAGCGTAACTATAATAGAAGTAATGGCTGCAACAGCAGTTATGCCTAGTGGATCTGGTGGTAAATCTGTAGTATTAGCCACTAAACTAGCTTTAGGAATAAAGCTATATTGACTGCTAATAGTAAATATAGTGGGATCAAGTGCGCTGGTAAGCGCATACCTAAAATAGTGAGTTTTTTCAACCTCTAAATTAGGTATAACTGCGCTTAATCCTTCTGCATCCCACAATAAATTGCCACTAGCTGGTGTAAAATTATTAGTTTGGCTAATCCATACTTTTAGATTACGCTGATCGTCTCGTATCCTACTATTGGTCGTAATTATATCCTGTCGATCTATGGCTAATACTAGAGATCCTACTCCTGCCTTATACATACTAGCCATATTTAGCCCCCATCAGTAAGAGTAGGTGGTTGAATTGTACGAATATAAATTTCGCCTAATAGTGTTTGTGTACTATAGTTATTAGTTTTATCTATAGCTTTTACTGCTATTCTATATTTTATACCTGGAGCTGTTTCGGTAATTCTTGGAGTTGCATCACTTAGCTCAAATAAGTTAAATACACCTCTAGTCTTATCTTGATGTTTTAACATATTTGCTGTATCCCAAGCAGTATTCCAGAAATCACCACTACCAGTATTTCTGTAAAGTCTAAATTCATAGGTACTATGACTAGCATTTTCTATTTTATCTAAGTCGACGTATGGCTTAACTATAACATTTGTGCCCTGTTGTTCAATTGTAAGGGTATTAGCTGCAAATATATTATAGTTATGTCCTATTGCTTCGTTTGTCACTTCTGGGCTCCATGGTCCTGTAATTGTTCCATCTGTATTTCTATATCTAGCTCTAACTTTGTAGATAGTACCACTCTGTAATCCTTTAACAGTATAACTATCAGTAGTTTTATCTATTATGGCTGTACCAGGTTGTTTTACATTATTAAATACTTCTGAAGCTAATATTCCTTGAACTTCTATTTTTTCCGCTATAACTGGTAAATTAACTGGATGTCCAAAAGTTATTATACCTATGTTTTGAAAATTTCCAGCAGAAATTTCTTCACTTAGTTTAGTTTCAAAACTTACAATTCTTGGATAGTCTGTTATTGAATTTTTAATTAGATCTAAACTTGTTCGCTTATTTATATTTGCTATATAAGCGGGTAGATCAACCATGCCATCTACATAAGGTCTATATTTGTAGGTGTATAGAGCTTCATTATATTCTACTAGTGTTATTTTTGCACTGTTATTTGTACTCGGTTCAATACTTTGCACCAATAAATCTTGGGTTACCTTTCCTGTTAGGCCTATCATAAACAAGTTATCAACTTCAACACTAGAATCTATTGCTGATGAAAGTGTGATTGTATTATAATAGTTTGTGGTAGTGTTACCAGTAATATTTCTTGTTAAACTACCACTACCTGGTGTAGTTGTTAAATTATTGGTACGAATAAGAATTTGATAACTAGCATTAGCTTCTAACAAAACTGGTTCCGTTAATACTAACGTTGTTGTGTTAGTTATTGCTTTAATCCTACCACTACCAGTACCCCAAAGAGGAATATCATGTGTTACTTTAACACGGTCTCCTCGTGTGCAAACTAGATATTCGAAGTCAGTATTAATTGTATAGATTTCAGGTCTATAACGTAGCTGTGCAAAATGCCATCTAGCAAAATAACGAGCTTGTTCAATTCTAGTTATGCCAGGTAAATTTATTTCTTCAATAACTTTTGCTGTATCTTTAGTTAGTCCAAAATTAGCTACTAATATTTCATTTTGTTGGTAGGCATTTGCTTCATCTGGAAAGTTAACTCTAAAAGCGTCCGGTATTTTAGGTAAATTTTTAGTTGCTTCAAATCCCCAACTATTATGTGGAGTAAAGTGCTGTATAACATGAGGTCTAGCCTTGTCTATAATAATACTCCACTTACCATCAATAAATACAGGGCTTGCCATACCTGCTGCACAAATATCTCGCAGCACATCCATAACACTAATATTACCTGTAACTATTCCATTGTAAGTTAGTTTAGGTCTAATATCCACAACATCAGTATCACAATAAGTATGCCATTCTTCTATAGCTACTTTATCAATTTTACTCCACATTTCGCTATCTAGTATTCTATAGGCATTTGCTCTATGTAGTAGTACATGTACAAATAAACTGGCAGGATTATTAATCGGTTGTTCAGGCACCCATGCTTTTATAGTTCCACCTGGTAGTGTTAAAAAATCATAACCAATGGTCGTTACAAGAGCATTTACACCATCTATAGTACCATTTACTCTGCCACTACTTTCTAGCCTAATTGCTGTTCTAGCTATACCAACGCCTGCTGGAGGTGTAATTGTAGTTCCTGCTTTGAAACAAGCAGCACTTAAAAATTGTGATTTAAAATAATGTCTATGTTCTGATTCATGGTCTGGATCGCTAGTACTAGTTCTTCGCACTCTTACTCGGTACTGACCAGGAGTTAATTCATCAAAGTTAATAGGATAATTAAAGCCATCTTTATAGCTTACAAATTCATTATCGCCAATTGTTATATAATTAGTACCAGGAACAAAGTTAGTTACATTATCTGCGGAAAAAGTAATTAATACAGCAACTCCGGCATTTGCATAGCCAGCATCAGTTCTTGTTACTTCTCCTGCATAATTTTCAGCTTTTACGCGTACTGTTTTAAACCCGTGATCAATATATCTAGTAATTGTTTGTCCACCGGCATCACGATAACTATTTTGTGGAATTGGTATAACTTCACTGCCTATGTGAAGTTCTGCAGCGGTATTGTCTACAGCAAAACTAATAGTATAGATACCATCATATGGAAAATTAACATTTAGTTTTTGCTGATCGAATGTTTGGCCTGTGCCATACCACACAGAATTGTCATTCATAAATTTACTCCAAACTTTATTGTTACTAGTATTAACGATACTAGTTAACTGTCTGGTACTAAATATTAATTGACTTGAAGCTCCGCTGATTGCGGATGTAGGTTTATAAGAACCGGACGATGCTGAACCAATAGTTCCTGCAGTTATAGTAATTGTAACTTTACCACTAAATGTAGTTGTTGTAGTAGGGCTGTCCCCTTCAGTTGTAGTTGTAACACTTTCCCTAACACGACTAAAAGCTAGTCCATTATAAGTATATTTTCCGGTTAGTTCATTTGTTGTGGTTATGTCATCACTACCATACTGTATTACACTATATAGTTTTATATAATTAAGTGGTATCTCAGGATCAAATAGATATTGTCTACTAGCATCAACTAAATTAGTAAAAGTATTTGATTTTAATTTTGCTAAAAATACTCCTGAAGGATTTGCTCCATTTGTTGTACTAGCAGCTCCGCTAATTACGGATATTCTATTTTCAGGTGTTAGGCAAAATACGGTTTTTCTGTATACTGGAACAGCTACATCTACTAAATAGTCACCACTATCTCCGCTAGATCTGGTTTCTTGAGTGATATAACTGCTAGGATCTAGCATTGATATAAAATTACTATCTAGTTCATAACGACCAGTTGTACCTACTACTGCACCACTACTTATTCGCTCTAAGTTAACCTCAAAAGTTGCACTAGTAGGCGCTGATTTTCCATCCTTTAAATATATTTTTCGCATACCCTCAGGAAAGCTTAATATTACTTCTACTCTTGTAGCTTCGGTTTCCGTAAAAGTAATAACTTCTTCATTTTGTAAGGATGGTGTAGTTGTATATACTAATTCTACATTTTTAAATTGTTGCTCTACAATATTAGGGTATAAGGTATTAAATCGTGTAATCTCATTAGTTTCGCGCTCAGTACCATCGCTGTTTAAATAGCCATATACGTGAGCTGGTAGAGGCAAGTTGACTTGCGTATTGTTTTGATAGTAATCTTCAATTACGTTAGCACCAATACAAATATCTTCTATTTTAAGCGGACCAAATCCCCATACTAGTTGCATATTCATATAGCTAGTACTAGTTTGTGACTCTGCATAAGGTTGCGAACCTAATGGTGGCGTCATGCGTACTTTGCCCAGTATTACTGGTATAGCACCATAAGGATTAGCGCGATTGCTAGTGCCGCTAAATAAATTTAGTTCTCTAACGCTGTCATTTTCGAGTTTTGGTGGTCTAATAGGCACAAGCGCATTTATTAAAGCTGCTCCTGCCATAGTTATAGCTACTTGTGTAACTGCAACAGCCCAAGTAGCAGTAGTACCAAAAACACTAGATGCTATTTGTGGAGCATATTGTTGTGCAAATATCATTACAGCAATAAATAGTGCTACACGTAAACCTTGCCTGCCTTGTGGCACAGTTTTATAAGTAACAGTTTGACCTGCTTGTAGTACAGTATTAGTCCAGCGATCTTTAGGTATAACTACACCATCAACTGCTACAATTATTTGTTTTACTAGTCGTTCGCTGACTTTATACTTTTCTTGTAAGTAATCAACACATTGTTTAATTGTAATGCCACTAGCCGCCCAGTCAAGTATTCTGTTAACCTTAAAGGGATGTGGACTACCAGCTAGTTGTATATTTTGTTGCACAGGACTATAAGTATAGAATCCTTCTAGTCTATTTGTCCAATTAATACGTTTTAATGACTCTATTACACTACTATGCCCGTCGCGAGCATGTAAAAATTTGCTGTTTTCTAGATATATGCCTACGTGTGTTGGCTCACCTAATATTTTAAATAAGCATAGGTCACCTAATTTAGGTGAAGTGGTTTTAGTCCAGTCGTTTTTATAAGTAGTAATGGCAGCTACAACCTTAGGGTCGTAACTGCCCATATATTCTTCGCTATAACTGGGTAAATCTATGCCAAATTCATTCTTATAAAACAGTCTAGCTAATCCCCAGCAGTCTAGTCCAGCTTCTGATCTACCGTTTTCTAGATATGGTATTCCGATATATTTATCATACATAATTAAAATAGTCCTGGAAAATATATAGGAGTAAAATTAAAAGCTGGAAAAGGTTCTCTGCTGTAGTTAATCATATTTAAGTCAAATGTTATTTGTGTTGAAGTATAACTAACATTGCTTATGAAAAAACTACTAAATTCAGCTTCTACGTCGTTGGGAGAACTACCTAGTACTAGTTGTATAGTTACACTAGCTGGTTTGTTTAGATTAGTTCTAATTAATTCTACTAGTTCTGGTGTTACATAATTTAATTGTAATTTACAGCTTGTCTCACCACTCTCAGTTTCATTGGGCAGAGTTATTTCAACAGGTATAAAAATAAACTGCTTACTATTACTTATTACACCGTAAACAACTTCGCTGTCAGTAGTATAACTTAAACGCTCTTTCCAACTGTCTGCAATTCTAAAAACTCTTTCTCCAAGTACGGTTCCAGTTGAATTTCCTAGTGCTACAACCGTACCTCTAGGGGATAGACTAACCTTAATAGTATCGTTGGTATAATCAATATCAACGATGTAATAAGTTGTGCCTGCTACTAGGCCACCTATTGATGCTGAAAATATAATATTATCATCTATATTATAATTATCAGCACTGGTTAATTTTATAAGGTTTGATCCAGCATAGCTATTTGTGGCTTCAACTTTGGTTGGATCTTTAATTTCAATAAGCGTAATTAGTTGCTCATCTACTTCAGATGAGAACATTGCTCTAATAGCAGCAGTAGTTAAATTGTTTAATCTACTCATGGTAATATTTCTAGCCGTAATTGTGCTGTATAGTAGTCTGGAGCAGTATATTCAATAGTAAAAAATTCATTCTCACCTTGTGGAACCAGTCTACATTCTACTGTTGCTTTAGTTCTAGGATGTAGAAAATTAAATCGCTTAACTCCATATATGGTATTTTCGATCCAATTTTGTAGTGTATCTACTTCTGTTTTGGTTAACAAAAATTGTACGTCCATTGTGCTAGGTCTACGGCCACGCAATCTTTGCTTGGCCGGGCCTGCGTCCATAGAAGAACGAACTACATTAATGCCTACGTTTTCTCTATATCCACGTTGTGGGTGTTGAGGAAAAGGGGCTGCTGGCCAATTTGGTATTGCCATAATTATCTCCTAACCATTCTTGGTCTAGCTCCAAATCCTGAGAGCATAGCTTGTTGTACACTGCTATTTGGTGTAGTCATTTGAGTAGCTACCATTTCTCCAACTACCACTTCTATACGTCTATTTCCTCGGCTATCAACAGTTTCTTTAGTTTCTGCGCGTTCTGCTGTATAGTTATTAACAACCACTTCCACATTGCCGCCACCACTATTGCCAGAACTTCTAACTCCTAAAACACCATCGCTATCTCTAGTTAATGGCATTATAGCTTCTGGACCAGCTTCGCCCATTACTCCTAAACCTTTAGCTGCTTTAAATAACGTTGGCTGGTTTACGATTTGATTAGTAAACATGCCGCCTTTTGCATAGGTTTGAAGACCAACATCAAATGCACCTCCTTTTGCAAAGGCAAATCCTCCTGGAGTACCGAAACCACCTTCGACATAACTAACATTACCACTGCCAAATAAATTACCAAATAGACTGCCTAATAATGGTCTAAGTGCTTGCACATATAGTGCATGCATTTGTAGGCGCATTTCGTATCTAGCTATATCCATCAGGAAGCTATTTATAACATCTTTAAAACTGCTCTTACCAGTAGCCGCCCATTGAACAACGGCATCGGCCATACCATTAAACAGCTCTTCAAATTTGTTAGCAAAATTTGTAAATCTGTCTGGTATCATTACACTGCGTTCAACCAACTCTCTAGCATTTTGTGCTTGTTGTATAGTTAGCTGTTGACGAGCATTTAAGCTAGCTAATGCTTGATTGGCAGCAATAACTTGTGGATCTGTATTAGGGTCTAAGCCTTCCATGCCTCCGGCTTGACGTCTAGCGTTGGCTAAATTAATTTCTAGTCTTGTACGTTCCGCGGTTATAACAGCTAAATCTTGTTCGACTTTTAATTCTATTTGCTTAATTTGAAGATTGGCACTTAGTCTGTTTTTCTCGTCTTGGGTATATATACCGAGATTGCTTAATACATCAAAACGTTGCTTTTCTATATCTAATTCATGATTTTTTCTTTGAAATATCTGATCTTCAGCATTTTTTATTTCATCTAATATAGCTAGTGTATTTGCATTTGCTGCATTTATTTTTGCTGTTTCAACTGCATAAAGCCCTACTTTGTCAGCAATACCCGAAATTTCTACTCTTACCTGTTTACTTTGCTGATTCCACTGTTTTGTTTCTGTAACAGTTTCTTGTAGCCCCTGCATAGTTAGACGCTCACTAGGTGTCATTTCACGCTGGGCGGCTTCTTCACTACCATATTTTTGTGTTAAATCGGCACTAAATCTATCTAAAGTACGTTGTTCGCGTCGAAGGGTAGATTCTTCTCTAAATGATTGTAATGTGTCTCTAGCTTGTCTGGCTTGTTGTTCTGCAGCAAATCTTGCTTCTTGCGAGGCTACCCCAGTACCAGTTATTAGTGACTTATATGCATCTGCTAAGCGCATATAAAGATCAAAATTACGTTCAACTACTTGTAGATTGTACTGCTCTTGCTTACCTATTTGTTCTAGTAGTGTTTTTTGATTTAGTAATTCTTTACTACGGCTGCGCTCTAGTTCAATTTGACCGGTTTTTTCCTCAAACTGTTTTGCTACATCACTAGGTTTTTGTCCTGCACGTAATGCCATCTCTCTGGCAGTTTGTGCACGTTTTAATGCTGCATCAGCCGCTTGATCAATTAATTTATATTGCTCTTGTAATACAGTTTGTGCAAGAGATAGCTGTGCGCCTAGGCGTTCTGGAGTATCACTACCTATAGCATTTATAACATTATTTAATTTATCAAACTCAAATTTTAAACCATCTGTTTGACGCTTTGCTTCTATATCTAGCTTTTTCATAGCAGCGTCAAAATCAATAGCTAAATTTTTAGCGGCTGCATTAGCTACTCCTAGTGCTGTACGCTGTCTACGTTCAAGTATAGATAGTAGTGCTGAATTTTCAGGTATTGTTTTTTGTAGTTCTGCAAATTGAGCGTCAAAATCTTTTTGTGCTTTTTGCGAGCTAAATTTACCACCTACTTCTAAGAATTGTCGCTGTAGCTCTCTGGCACTCATAGACGCTTGTATTTTTTGTCCTTGATCGCTAACTATACCTTCGGCACTTGTAGCTGCACGAAGTGCTTCACGATCTTTTGCATCAGCTATTTCAAGACGTAATAGTTCGATTTTATCTGCAAGTCTATCTTGGCTAGTTATAAGTTGTAATTCTACACTAACTTGTTGCTTTGATATTTCTGCTACAGCTTGTGTGCCACTAATAGTATCGCCAAAACCTTTGCTAACTATATCTTTTTGTGACTGTAATTGAACTTGAGCTAATTTAAGTCTAAATTGTTCTAGTGCAGCTGTTACTTGATCTCCAATACTACGCTTAATAAATGTTTCGGCTTCTCTTCCTAGGCCTTCTATTTCTTTACGGATATTTTCAACGCTTGATTCTTGTGCGCT